ATCGAAGTTATCGAAAAAATGTTGAAGTATCGTATCGGCCTGTGTAAACTTCCCACGAGTTCTGGAAAAAGTTATATCGAAATAGCAATAATGAACTTGATGCGACTCAAGGGAATAAAAGATATGATACTCGTTGTCCCAAGGCAGACATTAGTAGAGCAGATTTATGAAGATTTGGTATTACATTCTCCTTTTATAAAACCAGATGAAGTCGGCAGACTTTATGGAGGAAAAAAAGAATGGGATAAGCCCGTAGTAGTCGCGACATGGCAATCACTCACTACGCTTTTACAACTTGACAAGAACTATGGAAAACGATTTGAAGTGTTTATCCAAGATGAAGTACATATCGCATCCGCCAATGCAAAAGTTACAAGAGAGGTCATTACTTCTTTCCAACCAAAATTCAAATACGGTTTTTCGGCCACAGTCATAAGCAGGGACACGGACAAGATGGAATACTTCAATAGTGTGAGTTTATTCGGCCCGATAACAGCAAGCGGGAATATACAGAAGCTCCAAGAAATAGACAGAATTTCTGATGCTGAAATTAGAGCAAAACTGTTAAAATACCCAATACAACCCGAAATAAAGACATATCAAGAATATGAAAAATTTATTCGATACGCGCAACCCCGGCGAAAATATATTGTCGAATTGGTTAAAAAAATTAAAAATGAAATAATAAATTCAAATGGGCTTATTCTTATTCGCAATGTGGACTTCGCCAAGGAAATGGCTGAAATGTTACGGGAAAGTTTTGGAGATAATGTCCATCTTATAGAGGGATCAGTCAAGGTAGATGATAGAATAGATATAAAGGATACCATAAAGGAAGGCGAAAATCAGATTCTAATAGCAACTACGGGGTGTTTTTCCATAGGCGAAAATGTCCCAAATTTACACTGGCTCATCCTTGTGCAAGCACGGAAATCTGAAATAGAAGCAATACAACAGGTCGGTAGATTATTAAGAATTTCTCCTGGTAAAAAGAGAGCCATTATTTATGATATAACAGATGATTTAACTGTGGTTAAAACGAAAGAAGATGGCACAGAAATAAAGAAAAAATTTGGAAAGAAACATTTAAAAAAACGATTAGAAGTATTTCAAAAATATGGATTAAAAGTGGAAAGTGTGGAACAAGTTTATTTATAAAACAATAAATAATAGTGTAGGGACAAGAGGTAGCTCCTCATTTAAAATGTCCACTCATTTTAAATTACCTACATTATATTTTGACCAAGTGGAGGGGCGAAATGATTATTTATCAAATTCAAAATATTATCAATAATAGACTTTATATTGGGAAACATAAAAATTGTAATTCTGACGAAGAGCTGCAAAAAAGTTCATATTGGGGATCAGGAAGACTTATCAAAAAGGCGATTACAAAGTATGGTAAGGATACATTTATACGGAAGGTGTTATTAAAAAATATTTTTGATGCTTCTGAATTAAATCAATATGAGATATTTTTTATAAAAGAAAATAAAAGCCATATTTCTGAAGGTGGGTATAATTTAACCTGGGGCGGCGATGGCTTAGTAAACCCCACAAAAGAAACAAGAAAATTAATGTCAGAAGTGCATAAGGGGCAGCACTCTTCCCCAAATACTGAATTTAAAAAAGGTTTAACTCCCTGGTTAAAAGGAAAAACACACTCCGAAGAAGTTAAAAATATAATAAAATTGAAAAGAAAAGATCAGCCACCCCCAATGAAAGGAAAACATCATTCCGCTGAATCAAATGAAAAGAATAGGTTATCCCACTTAGGAAAATCATCTTCATCAAAAACAAAATTCCGAAAAGGGCAAATTCCTTGGAATAAAGGAATTAAGTGCTCCGAAGAAACAAAAAGGAAAATATCGGAAACCAAAAAGGAACTTCAAGTTGTGTTATAATACTAAATATAGGTAGAGCAGGAGGACGAAGATGACACTCATAATAGAAAATGGCAAGGTTGTCAATGTGACTGATAAAAGCATAGATTCTTTGAAACGAGCACAATACGGCCACGATAATATTACAGAAGATACAGACGAATTGGAATCTTTCGTGGATAATCTGGAACCAATAGAAGATGGTGAAGATTCCCCACCAGAAGCAGATTTCAACCCAGATGCCGTAGAGGTCGCACTTCAGTTCGCCCAGTTCAAATCGGCTTTTGTGTCGATGTTCGGCGAAGAAGACCTATCAGAAGCTTTTTTACAATTTGAAGATTTTTTCAGTCAGAAAGGTGTTGATGTGACTCTTGATTTGGAAGGATTGGGGCAAACTGAAGAGGGGATAACTGATTCAGAACCGGAAATTATTTCGAGCGAAATAGTGGAAGGTGAATAACATGAAAATTACCAAAGAAGATATCAAGAAATACGGGACGGAAGAGGAAAAGAAATTATTAGAATCGAGACCATTCGAAAAAATTTGGGGAATAATTCTTTATGAAGATGGCGGCCCCAATGATAGAGGAGAAGTTGTGGGTTATATCAATGCCCCAACGGCATCAAAGGCTCTAAGTATTTATTTCTATGAGAATAATACAAAAAACGGTATGGGATTTTATGACGCTCGGCCAATTAATAGAAATAGACTAAAAGATGAAAGAGATGAGCTACAAAATAAAATAAATGAAATTGATAAAGTTTTATAGGACATAAAATAGATAATAAAATATAATAACGAAAGGATGAATGAATGAATCCAAATGACGCATTTGTAATTTTTAAACGTATTGATGATGAGATAAATGCTTGTGAAATTCCACCCCACGCATATTTAAACTACAAATTAACAGATGAAAGAAAGTTAAAAATATACCAATCTATTATCGATAGTAGAGTAGATGTTAAAAAATTCTTTTTGGCGAACCTCATACTCAATAAAGAATTTTACATAGATTATTACAAGCATAGCCCTGATAAGTGTATGACTTATTATTATTCTTGGGGTGAATTTTTGGTCAAAAAACGATCCGATTATTTTCACAGAGTAATAGATGAACTTAAAAAAGGATATAAATTGGATTTAAACGACAGAGACGCCTTTCTCGAATTATTACCCATGACTGATTATTTATTTTGGTCAATATTATATCCAGAAGATTTGGAATTGCTTTTATCCTTAGACGATGATGATTGGGTGATGTTTAATTTACCCGAATACAAAACTAGAATGGATTTCATCCGTAGAGTGATAAAGGGCCATCTTGTTTTAAAAGAAATGAAAGATTATGATATTTTACGAGAGAAGGCCTTACGAGTATTCAATAAATAGAAGTATGAAGTTCGAAGTATTAGAAAACAAGGAAAAAAGCAAAAAACAAATCCTCCCTGATACTAAATTTATACGTAATATTTTTAATGGGCTTCTTAATGATTTTTATAAAAGTAAAAAGTTTCCAAAGGAAATGCGACTTAGGCAAAACACGAATGATATGAAAGATGAAATAGAAGTCCCAACAACTAATAAATTAAACTCAAGGTTAGAAAGAACCCAGTTTGCTGCAAATATTTTTACTATTTTAGATCAAGATTTTATGAAAAATGTCAGAACTGAATTTGACGATATAATGAAGAAACAATTTCCCGATGTTAAAATCTTTTCAATTACAAAGAAACACGCCCGGTCGGAGCGGTCAAGATCAGAGGAAGAACAAACACAAATACATTTCTATTACAGAATAAACAAAGAAAATGATCAAAAATTTAAAATATTAGATTTTAAACCTTTCTTAGAAGAATCAATGACTGTTAAAACAATTGCGTATGAATTACTCCCTTTTTTATATGCAACAGAAAAATTAAAGATACAAGGTGACAAATATATACATAATAAAAAAATACACAATCCTTTTTTAGAAGTAACGGAAGAAGTTATAGGTGATATTATAACTTCAGCTAACACAAATCCAAGTAAATGGTATATCACCCAAGGAAAAGCAATTAAGAATGAAATTTTGGACAAAATAAAAGTTCCTTATTATATAACATCAGGGAACGCAGGAAATACAGGAGCAAAACTTAAAACTTTAGGTGTGGAATTGACTAAGCAACAATTTGAAATGCAAATTCTACCCGATAATTTTGCTAAATTTGATATTTTATTAATTAAAGCTAATAGTATAACTGAAGCTAAAAATTTTGAAAATGTAATAAATTTGCAACAACTTTTATCTATGTTTGCAAACAGCGTAAGTGTATTTAATACAGAACCCAAAGTAAAATATTTGGGTCTTTCTATGAAAAAAGGAAAAGGAAGCCAAGCCGGAAAATTTACCACTTTTTTTAATGAACATTTGGAACTTAAAAGTAACCTACGTGCACTTTATGCTGATTTTTGGCAAACAGGTAAAAAATTAAAAGAATTAAAAAATAAACCGAGAATAAATAAAATCAAAATTTTTAAAATTGAAAAAAATAGAAAATTTTTATTTGATAACCTTAAAAATGAAATTAATATGCTAGTAAAAGATGCTGAAAATAGTTTACCAAGGGGAGTAAATCTTGAGATTATCCAAGATAGTGGATATGAAAATTTTTGGATTGAAAACCATATAGACTCACAAGATATGAAATATAGATCAATGTTGTTTATTAGGGCTCTCCTATCACCACAAAAATCACCAATAAAACATGGTGAAGCAGGTGAATTTTTATATACACTTGGGCAAGAAAGTAAGAATAAAAATAAACCTGCAATTTTAAATAATTTTTTAGAAATGCTTAGAGTTGGCATGGCCATTCATGGAACTTATAATCCGACTTATTTTAAAGTTGAAGGCGACAATATTACAATATATGATGTGGGGCAAATTTTCCTAAACTTAGCTCTTGGCACCATAACAATTCGATTTACAGAAAAATCGGAACTTATTACGGTTGAAGTTCCTGTAGAAATTAATATTAGAAAACCAGGGAAAACCGAAAATGATAAAAAAACAACTATAGGCCGTGCCCAGTTTCGTTGTTCCGCATCAGGAATAAATCCAGAACTTCAAAGTTTTCATATTGAAAAATTATCAAAAAATTTGGATAACATTATCATCGAAAAAACCCAAGAAATAATCAATAAAATTAATAATATAGAATAAAAAACGAAGTATGGTATAATATAGGTAAGGGTAAAAATGAAATCTAAAAAGCTAATATTAGTCGATTTTAATAATCTAATGTATTTGGTTGTATTTAGCAGATATTTGTCTGATAAATACAGAGGCCATACAGCCGAAAGTTTAAGCGGCGAACATTATGAAGAACTTGTCAGAGATTCTATTAAAATGACTTTTATGAAAATCTTGAATATTTTGGAATGGAATCAGGATTATCAACCCGACATACTTTTTGCCAAAGACGGTTATCATTTATGGAGAAAACAGAGACTATTTCCTGAATACAAATTCCATCGTAAAGGGCAAAGAGATGCCTCTCCTGTTGATTTTCGTTTGGTTTTTAAAGTATTCGACAGGGTATGGAATGAGTTAAAATCTGTTCTTCCCTTTCGTTTTATTAATCTCGAACATATCGAAACGGATGATATCATCTATGAAACTATTATGTCAGAAATGGACAAATATGATAAATTCCAAATATATTCAACCGATGGCGATTTCAAACAATTATTGCGGCATGAAAAAGTGGAACTATATAATCCAATGAAACGTAAATTTGTTGAAATCACCGATCCTGAATTTGATTTATTTGAAAAAATCATCAGGGGTGATAAAAGTGATGGAATTCCAAATATCTATACGGACTCTATTACCCAAAGACAGACCCCCATTTTTAGCACCAGGGTTCGCAATTGGTATGATGATAAAAATGAGTTCAGAGAATTTTTAAAACAACAACCGAAAGAAGTGCAAAAAAGATTCATTAGGAATAAAAAATTAATAGATATGCGAGATATTCCAAACGATATCAAAGAAGAGGTTTCCAAAGCCCTGTCTAATAATCGCGCGGAATTTAATCTTGGTGAATACATAAAAGTCGCTAAAAAATATTTCATAACGATCATGGAAGATAAAGCGGATTTAATACCGCAAATTCAATTTGACGAACAATGACTCTAGAAGAAATTAGGAAACAGGTATTAGATGATGCAACCCATCATATTACTGACCCATGCGAAAGATTAGAGTCTAATTCAGATAAGGCATTAAGATACGCAGAATTTTTATACAGAATAAACAGACAGAAAAATCAACAAAAAATTTTGGTGGATAATAAATATTCCGAATTGTATAAAGAGGCTAAGTTTAAATCCTCTTATCTTTTAAAGAACAAACAAGATATCGAAAGTTTTATCGACACGGATGAAGAGTATCAAAAACTGAAATATCGACTGAAAGAATTGGAAAATTCTGCAGAATTTCTAAGTAATGTGGTCAATACTTATCAGCAAAGAGAGGCCAGCGAACGTCTTATTTTTAAAGCGAAGACTGGAATTGGAGGATAGAAATGAAAGTATTTTGTCAAAAATGTACTCATTGTATTTTGAAGGATTTGTATATACCAAGTTGCTGGCATCCGTCTAATTTAAAAGATTCTTATTTTTCAGAAAAATCTATACTTATTGAATCACCAGAAATAAAAAATAAGAATAACGATTGCAAAGATTACACAGATCGTGAATTGGAAGAGGCAAAGAAACGACAAGAAAAATTGACAAGAAAAACGAAGTGGTATCTTCCTTGGTGGGTGCAATAATCATGAGTATTATTTTAGCTATTGATCCTGGCAATGTGCAAAGTGCGTATGTGGTTCTTGACACAGAAAAGGAAGACATTATTCTTAAAGGAATCATACCAAATAACGAATGTTTAAATGTATTCAAGGCATTAAACAATGATGTCAACTTTGCGTATAACCCCGACATTTGTGTAATCGAACAAGTGGCTGGTATGGGAATGGTGGTCGGGGAAACAGTATTTGAGACTGCCGTATGGAGTGGTAGGTTTTGGCAACTATTGGATACTTTAGGATATAAGGTTGACAGAATAAAGAGGAATGAAATTAAAAATCTCTTATGCGGTTCCAGCAGGGCGAAAGATAAAAACATTCGTCAACGTCTCATCGATATCTTCGGAGAACAGGGGACGAAAAAAAATCCCGGCAAGACCTACGGGATGAAAGCGGATATGTGGGCGGCTTTGGCAGTAGCCGTAGCATGGGATATGAAACAGAAGGAGAGAATATAAAATGAAATTTTATATACGTAGAACATCTGGCGATGAACCCCCCTGTCCTAAATCATTTAAAGAAAATGATGGTGGTTATTATATTGAAATAAATAATTTGGATGAATTGATGGAACTTGTGAATGAAAATGGGGATATTGTGATTTCATCACTCATCCGTGAAAAAGAAATTGAAATTTATGATGATTATAGAGAGTAAGGAGAAAACTAATGGATAAAATAGAAATCAAAGTGTATTTACAAGATGGAAGAGTTTTTAAGTATTACGTTGATGATTCTGTAAAGGCAAGAGAACACGCACACAGGATTGTCAACTATGGGTGGAGAAACGCCGTCAATGGTGTAATGGAGTATTATCCTGTCCATCAGGTATTGAAGGTCACATTTCCTGAACCTAATGATGAAATGACAAAAAAGTATGAAACATCTAAGGAGAAAATTAATGAAAAATAAAAAACTATTCTGGTGGGCTGTTGTTGCAGTAGCAACACTTGTGGTTCTTGTGAACAATAAGAAAGTCAATAAAACCGTGGAAAAGGTTACGGATTTTCTAATCGAAAAAATAATTTAAGGAGATATAAAATGAAAAACTTTTGGGAAACAATCAAGAATTTTTTTGGGACTACTAAGAATATCTTAGGAACGGTTTTAATTCTGATTCTTATTATCGCTATGTTTAGGGGTTGTGCTATTTACAAACAAAAAATCCGTAATGAAGCCGCCGCTGAACAGGCAGAGAAAGACAAAAAGGAAAATGCCAAATTATCCAAAGAGCAACAGGCAAAGATTGATGCTCTGCTGGCCTCCGTCAAAATAAAAGATGAAGCCAATGCCGTATTACAAACAGAACGAGACAAGTACAAAGCAGATAAGGAAAAAATCCAAATCAAATACAGTAATTTTATGGCTTCATTTTCACAATTGTCTCAAGAAGGAAAGGACAAGGAATTGGGAGAATTATTGAATAGAAATGGTATTGAAGTCCAAGTTGTCGCGGCGGATAACTATATTAAAATTATGCCACTTCAACGGGATAACTTGGTTCAGTTCGTTTCCAATGCTGAAAAGTGTGAAGAGGAAAAGAACAATTGCGAGAAAGATAAGGCCAAGGCTGACGAACAAATTTTAAACTTGAATCTTAGTGAGGCACAATTGAAAGCGGCATTGACCGAAACGAATGACAAATGCTCCACAGATAAGAAAATTTTAAACGATGATAATATCATTCTGAAGAAGGAAAAAAAGACTGCTAAGAAGAACGCATTTTGGAGTAAGGTCGCTGGAATTGCTGGAGTGGCTCTTACAATTTTATTGATGAAATAATATGGAAAAGAAAGAATAAAAGAAAAATAAGGAGGATATAAAATGACATATAATAAAGAAGAAATGGAAAGCCCGAAGATTGGGATTGATAGGAAGGCAACAAGAGCGGGTGATGTAATTTCAAATTAACAAAAGAAGATGTTTTAAATATAAAAATATTATTACAAAAGAACAAATTGAATCAAAAAGAAATTGTCAAAATGTTTAATATTTCTTGT